ATTCGACCCCGTTTCGCGGTTATAGCGCTCGCGCCCCTTGGCCGTCAGGCCCGCGCCGCGCTCGGTGGGCAGTTTTTCGCCCCGGCCGACGCTCAGAGACACGGATTTCTTTGCCATCACCGAACCCCCATGTACTGGCGAAGTTGCTGAACGTACTCCATTTGCTGCGGCGTTGCTTTGCCGGCAGATGGGTCGCCAGACAACAACCGCGCAGCAATGGTTTGTTGCAAGTCGTTGATGTCTTTGGAGTATTTGTGAAAAGTGCGAAGCTGATCTGGCGTCAAATCAAAACGAGGCGCCGGCATCAAGCCTTTCCGCATGTGCACTCGCGCCGCTTCGTTGAGCATCACCGCTTGCTTCTCTGCATCTTTGAGCGTACTGTACGGGTTCATGATGATCTTGTCATCATCTGCCGCCATGCCTGCCACATGAGGGTTGTTGCGGAAGTACTTGTCTTCCCCGGGGTACAACACTTCTCTGCGTGCTATGCCGTACACGCCCGCTGGAAAACCTGCAGCCACCCCACCCGGCATTTCAACCCCTCAGTGAGCCATCCAACCCGCCGAAACCACGCCGCGATCACTGATTGAGCGGCGCTGCTCCTTGGCATTGTACTCCCTGTGCGCCAGCGGGAACGCAAACGTGCATGCCAGCGCGTCGGCAGCGTCCGGCGACGCTAGGCCGCGCGATTTCATGTCCTTCTTCGACTCCAGATACACCGTGCCGCTGCTGTCGGGCTTCGTCTTCGGCCCCGTCAGGTCGGCTTTCAACTGCCGGTCAGCCGGTACGTGAGCCGATTTCAGCCAGTCGCGCATCGCGCCCCACAGTTCGGCGCGCTTGTTGCCCCACATCACGCTGGCCTTGGCTTTCCAGCCAAAATTTACGCCCCTGACCTTGAAACGCTGCTCCGTCAAGCGGTCCAGAATCCCGTATCCCAGCCCGCCCTCGTCAATCACCGTCAGCGCGGGCCGAAATTCCTCAATGGCGTCGATCACGTGCCCCACCACGGTCATCGTGTCATCGCCTCGATACCGCCGAATCGCCACCAGATCACGCCCCTGACGGGCCACGATCACGGTCGCGTCAGCGCCACTGCGCGCAGGGTCCACGCCCAGCACAATCGGTGCGGTCGGGTCTTTGTACGCCGACCGCTTTACGGCGTCGTCCACCAAGCGCGGCGCGATGAACTGGTCTTCGCCGGCAGCGGGGAACTCCCCGTACACTTCGACGCGGGCCTCGCGGGAGTCCTCGCCGTACTCATCAATGATCTGCTGGTACACCCGCTGGTCGGTGCCCTCGACGCTGCGGGCGTCGATCTGGATGTTCTTCCAGAAATCCCGCTTGGCGTGAAAACACTCGAAAAAATACCCCTCATTGCGACGCGGGTTAGAGAACGCCAGCCAGTACCTGTCGAGGATGTTCTCCGTAAAAAACCCTGCGCCCACCGCCCAGATCGGATCCGGGATGCCCGACGCCTCGTCGAACACCAGCATCATCCCGTCCATGTTGTGCGTGCCCGCGTAAGCGTCCGGGTTCTCCTCGCTCCACAGCCGGCCCTCGGCCGCCCAGTACCGGGTGCCTTTCTTCAAATCACGCTCAACGATCTGCGTCAGCCATTGCGCCGGCATGAGCTTTGTCGCACTGATTTCCCACCAGTGACTGTTAATCAGCATCGCTGACCATTTCGTCAACTCGCCCCAGGTCACGCCCCGCAACTGCGCCTCGCTGTTTGCGCTGACCATCACCGTGCTGCCGATCCGCGTCGAGAGCATCCACAGAATCAGCCAGCTCACCAGCGCCGACTTCCCGATCCCGCGTCCGCTCGACACCGCCGCCCGCAGGGTGTCCATTTCCACCTGCCCACGGTTCGCCCCGATGTGATCCCTCATCATCCGCAGCACCCGACGCTGCCACTTCCGTGGCCCGTCAAACGCCGCCAGCGGCGTGTTCGGCTGCCCCCACGGAAACGCCAGCAACACAAACGCCTCGGGGTCGTCCCGGATACGCGGTTCCCACAGGCGCGTCATCAGCGCCTGCTCCTCGGTCGCGGTGTATATCGGCTTCTGCATCAGCGCGTCACACCCGGCAGCGGCCGCGGCGCCGCCCGCATCATCGTCGGCGCGCCCTGCAAATACACCTCCGCAGGCCGCGGCGCCGTCATCGGATACGCCTGTTCAATCTGCCGAACAATCTCACTCCACCGAGCCGGATCCGCGCCAGGCGGCGGATTACTCCTCCAATCGCCCGGCCCCGGCCGACGGCCGACCATACCCATCGCATTCGCCGCCCGCGGCACCCCGCCCATCATCGGGCCCAGCGCCATCAGCGCATTCATCACATTGCGCTCAACCTCGCCAGGAATCCGACCCTGCGCCGCCGGCCCCGCGCCACCACCCGGAATCACCCCAGGCATCCCCGGCGCCACGTTCGCCCCCTGCATCCCACGCGCCCGGGGGTCCATCGCCGACGGCGTCCCAGGCCGCACCAGCGCTTTGTCAGCATTCAGCAAATCCCGCAGCGTCTTATCCGCCCCGAACAACCGCCGGAAATCCGCCAGTTCCTCCGCCGTCACCACCGCGCGCCCGTTAACCACCGGCCTGTCCGGCCTCGGACCCGTGTACCGCGTGGCATACATCGCAGCAGCGTTATCGTTCATCAAAGCGTTCGGCATACACGGGCTCCTTGGCCGGCAGCGCCGCAGGCGACGGCGGCGCGGCTATCTTACCAGCGCTTCCCGCGCCAGCGGGGGCGGCGCCGCCGTTACTGCCGCAGTCCGTTCACCGGCAGCTAACACCACCGGAACGGCGGCGCCTATTCTTTCCACGGGTATCGCATCCTCCACCTCCACCGCCAACCCACGCTGCAACCGGCCGTTCGCGGCCTCCAGCGCGGCCACCACGCTAATCTGAGTATTCACGTCAACCTGCACATTCGTCTTCGCCACCCAGTCGTGCCGGTGACGGAGAAACTCCAGCGCCGCCTTACTATCCCCAGCCTGCGCGGCATCGAATACCACGCGGGACATTTCCATCTCGCTGTCGGCGCGGCCTTTCATTTCCGCCACATCGGCTATCGGGTCCATTATCTTCAGCCGCGCCAGTTCTGCAGGCAACATACCTGCCGCCAGTGCAAGAGATTCTCCACGCAAACCCAGCCTGGCGGCATCGTATATGCGCTCCAGCATTTCGGGCGTGGCTTTTAGCTCGCGGGCGCGGACTGGAAGATTGCGGAACATCCGCGAAGTGTAGTGCAAAAAAAATTTCGTGCGGGGGCTCCACACACTTTGACGCCTTGCGCGGGCCCTGGCCGGGGGGTCTCCGCCGCACCCCACCCCCTCCCCGCCTGGTCGTCAGTGTGCTGACGATGCGCATGCACACGGCCTGGCCTGCGCCATGCTGCAGCGCAGCACAGGGCCGGCAGGGTGACGCGCAGCGCCCGGAACCGGCTCGAGTGCAAGTGAGTGTTTACTAACGTGTCAACGCAGGTTGACGCGCATCGCGTAACGCCGGCTAGACGCGTGGCAAGTGTGGCAAGTGTGGCAGTTGCCACCGGGGTCGCTAAGCGCGCGCCGACGGACTGCCATGACTGCCACGGTTGGTTTGTGGGTAGTGTGGCAATTGTGGCAGTTGCCACGCTATTTAATACCCCAGAATGGTACAAGCAATTAGGGTTTAGTGTTCCACTGCCACAACTGCCACGCAGAGGGAAAGCCACTGCCACATCCGAGCCACCGGACTAGACACACCGGCACCATGCCCCTGATGAGCTCCGATTAGGGAAAGTCCCAGTGTTTCCTGACGGCGGTTGTAAGTTTCGCGTAAGGAAAGTCGCCGATGATGCGTGCGTTGCGCCGATGGTCGGCGCGGAACAGGAGTAGAGAGATGAAGACACTGGAAGCTGCCCGCGCCCTGCGGGCGCTGCTGCGGGCTAAGCGCTCAGCGCTGATGGTGCAGCACGCCGACGGCCGCGCGCTGTGGTCTGTGCAGCCTGGCGCGGCTTTGCGGGCAGCGCTCGGGTTTCGCAGCGGCCTGGCCGCCGACGGGCTGGAATTGACGCGGGCCAGCAGCGTGACGGGTGATCCGTACGCTGTGGGCTGGATTTTGATCGATACGCGCGCTGTGGTGCGTTGACGAATAACCCCGGGCCTACGGGCCCGATAACTGGAGTGATGACGATGACGACGACGAAGACCCCGCAGGAGCTAGCCGACGATGTGGCGATTGCTGCCGGCGAGATGTGCCCCGATTGCGGCTGCAGGGAAACAGAAAGCAACGGGCACGGCGAGTATCGCTGCTGCGAATGCGATCACCGCTGGGGCATTGACTTTGGCATGCGGTACGGATATTGACCCCGAGTTATAACCCCGCGAGTCGGGGTTATTGCGCGCGGTTTGCGCGGATAACGATGGAGTGATGACGATGGAATATCGAGGTTTCGCACTGCAGCGCGCCGGCTCTGATTGGTGCGTCACGTTCCCGACGGGAAACTCCCGGACTGGCGGCGCCCGCACCCGTTGGGGCACGCTGGCCGAGGTCCGCGCCGATGTTGATGCGTATCTGGCGGGCACGCTGGAGCCGCACCGTCGGCCGTCCTGGGCGTAAGCCCCGCACTGAGGAGATAACGAAGATGACGACGAAGACACGATATTTCCACGGCACCGACCAGCTAGTACGCGTGTGGTGCGCGCCGAAAGCGCAATTTGATGCACTGGGTGGTGTGCCGTCTAAAGCTAACTGGATCGACGGTTTCAGCCGCCTAGTCGGCGTCACTGTTGACGGCCGGAAATTCCCCGTGGAGCGTGCCATCGAGTACAAGCGCTTTGCATCGCTGCACGAGTGTGACG